AGCTTAAAGTCTAGCTTCTGGCCTTTCAATTTTACTGTCGAAAAGACCAATTTTATGAGGTCTCTTTTTTTCTCAGTTGTCGACAGAAGGAATTTTTTGTGCGCATTTGAGGCTAAATGCAGTATATCTATTAACTTTTCATTAAAATTATCATCAGCATGGTTATGTCCTTCCAGCTCTGTCATTATCTTGTCACGACGCATTATTAGCTGTGTTCTTTTTTCATCATGCTCAGCCTCAGTAATTTTATCTTCTAAAAAGAAATCCATAAGCTTATCTAGCTTGCTCTTGACTCCGTTGAGTTCTTTATGAAGCTCTGAGATTCTGGTTTTATAATAATCTCTTTCGCATTCAGCGCTGGATTTAATATAATCAACAACTTTATTTAAAGTCTCAGGCTCAAGTTCCATAGACTTAAAGACCTCCTCCACTTCTTTCAATAATATTTCCTCGTTCACATACACCTTCTTATCAAAATTTTCTCCTACCCACGCTCCAAGATATGTTATTTCATATTCAGTGCCGTCAGCTCTCTTGCGCTTCTTGGTTTCAGCTGATACAACTCTTTCGGTATTAGCGCAAGTTATTATGCCTCTGAATATATAATCTTTTTCGCCCCATTTAAATGGTTTTTTATTCCAGCCTTTTAATACTGCTGTGCATCTATCAAATAGCTCCCTTGAAATAATGGGAGGATATACATGCGGATAGAATTTATTACCTTTTCGATAATGCATGACGCCATGATAAAACGGATTAGTCAAAATTGCATGAATATGAGAGCGACACAGGTAGCCTTGGTTCCCCCTGGAATTTGTAAGCCCCCAAGCTTTGGTTTTCTTCTGCATTTGAGGTATGGTAAAGTTGCCGGTAGAATATTCTTCAAACAACCGCTTTATCAGCGGTGCTCTCATATTATCTACTATTATTTTACCTTCTCTTCTATTGCCTTTGATATTTAAGTAACCTATGGGAGCTGTGCTAATCCATTCGCCGCTTAGTAATTGTTGCTCAATACTTCTGTTAACATTATCCCTTAAGCTATCAACATAGCCTTGAGCAATAACTACATTCATATTCCAAATGAGCTTTTCGTTAGAGGTGGAATATTTATGAATAACACAGTTCTCCACATGGAAATGCAATTCTATCTTCTCTTGGTCTATGAGTTCATTCAGCAGCGGAGTTTCCTTAAAACCACGTTGCAATCTGTCTACCTTATCAGTTACTACGGCTATGGTTTCCTTTTGCGCTCTAGCAAACTTCAAAGCTTCCATAAATTTTTGACGTGAGCCGGTCGTTGAAGATTCTACCAGCTCAAATACTTTAATTAGTTCTAAGCCCCTACGAAGGCAGTATTCCTCTAAGCGGCGCTTTTGTGCATCAATTGAGTAACCATCTTCCTGCTCCTTAGATGATACCCTTGAAATGGCAATCGCCTTGGTTGCTTTTTTTCTTTCTTTCATATTATTTATTCTCCTTAATTAATTTCCATTGGTGTGTTTTGTAATTGAACTGCATCCAGTATTGAAGGTTTGGCTCGCATTTGACCAGATAAGCCCGCTCTGTTTCAACAAATTCAGGACTTTCTTCTACTGAGTCACAGGGAAGTCCTGAATTATTGATAAATTCCCTGAAACCGTCCTTTTCTGCTGCGAACGCTAACTCGTATAAGCATTTTTTCTTGGATGTCGGATCCAGGGCGTAACAGGCCAGATATTTAGCTGCTATCCCGTCTTGAGGTGCGGCAATAGACCTGTTCCCCATGAATGCCGCAGCAGCTAACGTCAGGCTTAAGGTTAAAAGTAGTTTTTTATTCATACCTAATATCTCCTTTTCCGGAAATTATTAAAGTTTTACGGTCAAGTTCTATAAGTAGTTCTTTTAATGCATCAAGGTTCTGTTCCATAAGGTATGATAAGGCAGAGCGCTGTAGTTCATCATGAGCATAAGGGTTAGCTCCTGCATCAATGAGCTCTCTCATAAGCGCTATGTTGCCGGCTTTTGCTGCTTTGAGTAAGGCTTGCTGAAGTGGGTTTTGAGTGGATTGGATTTTCATAAATTCCTCCGATTAAAGTTAAACAAGGAGGCCTTACAAAAGACCTCGTTATTTTAACCACCATGAGGAAGGAAATAAGATTTTAGACTTTTTATGTTCCCCATTGGTGATCGGGGAGTTTGTAGAACTGCGTATGACAGTTATGATAGCCTTTAAGCTGAGGTATTGCTACCTTTACTCTGAACATGGACTACCATCTCCCCGACCATAAAAAAATAGCCGAGGATTAGTATTGTTTATGGTAATACTATTTACCACATACGTTAGAGGCTACAACACCCCGGGACAGCTTTGCAGCCATTCCAAGGGTGATTTTAGCTAACTCCCCGTATAAGTCAATCTGATTTTGCATGTATCTCTAACATGATCTTGACAAAGGCGATCAAATTCCTTGCCGCTTCGTGTGCTTCCACGTCTGATAGTCCTCCCTCATAAAGCTCTTTCATGCTCTCTACTAAGGCAGCGTATGATTCTTCCTGTTTAGTCATGATAATTTCCTCCTTTATCGTTTAATATTAAATCCAGCAACGCCAGACTATCAGCTTCGTTATCGTCTTTGGGGTTAAAACCTTTTGCTTTCACGGCTGCTATAACTTCGGCTTTAGAAGCGTTACCCTTGCCTGTTATATGCTTTTTTATGGTACCTACAGGCACTCCTTGGTATGGAATTCGATGATGCTCACACCAACTAGCCAAGTGAGCCAGAAAGCCGCCATACTTATGGGCTGCGTCTATTCCTGCATGGTTTCGTACCTCCTCGAAATAAACGGCGTCAAAGCCATTACATGAATTTTTGACTTCTGTCAGCCACTGCCTAAAACGAAGGAATGGCATGCCTCCTCCTTCAAATCTATGGGCCTTAAAGCTTATAGTACCTGAAGTAATGATTCCTGATTGACTCTGGACAGCCCAACCAGTTTGCGTGCCGAGATCCAGAGCGAGTATTGTTAATTTAACTTTTAGCATTTGTATCATTTAGCTCACCTCGCACAAACTTAATTTTAAACTCAAATCTGCTAACCCTTTCTATTTGAGGATAGATGTCAAAAAAATCGTTCGGCGTTATATCACCATCAGTTATATCGAAGATCTGAAGCATAGCATCACGTCTAGGTAGTGCACCTTCGTATAAGTATTTATGCACTTGGCTACGCGATTTTTTTACCCCGCTTGCGTTTTGCTTCTTAGTTAGGGTTACAGCTAGCTTTTGAGCTAATGACGGATTAAAAAATACCATAAAAAACCTCATTATTTATGTTAAACCAAAAGTTAATGTTCTGACATGAAAACACGCATTTTGGTGGCATTCAACTAAAAGTTCGTAAAACGAAACAACTATTTTATTTATCAAAAAATTTTATTCCAGGAAACCTTGAATAAATCTGCTCTAGCAAGAAAAAGGGCTATTTTTTGTTGTTTCGTTTTACGAACTTTAGGTTGCAAGGTAAAAAATTATGAATAATCCTGTAAGTGCTCAAATTTAAAAATGGAGGTTTTCATGAGCACAAATTTAATAACCGAGGTATCGCAGATACCAATTGGTACTTTGGCTGGTTACAGACCTGAGCAACTGCATGATTTACTTGCAGAAGCGAGGAAAGAGCTAGAAAGAGCTAAGACAACAAAGCAATGGATTGATGCAGCTATATCCCTGAAGTATCAAGAACAGGTCCAGGCTAAACGCCTGAGGCTTGAGAAAGACAGCGGCATTATTCACTTAGAGGATGATGGATTCAAGATAAGCTGCGATGTTGTCAAAAAGGTTGAATGGGATCAAGAGGCTCTTGCCAAGGTAGCAGAACGAATAGTTCTAGGTGGTGGGATCGTCAGCAATTACATGCAAACCTGTTACAAGATTTCAGAGCGTGACTACAAGAATTGGCCTGCCGGTATTCAAACTCTTTTTGTTCAGGCAAGAAGTATAAGACTCGGTAATCCTACTTATGAGCTAGTCCAGCTTGGTCAGGAGGTAGTTTGTGAGTAAATTACCGATTATTAGCGCTGACGAACGATTAGCAGAAAAACGCGGCATCAAAGGCTGCATCTTTGGGGCTTACGGGGTTGGTAAGACTAGCCTGCTCTGGACTTTGCCGGCTGAGACCACGCTCTTCATTGACCTGGAAGCTGGAGACCTTGCCGTTCAGGGCTGGGGTGGAGATACGATTCGCCCACGCACTTGGCAGGAATGCAGAGACCTAGCGGTATTTATCGGTGGAGCGAGCCCCGCTGTGCGTGATGGTTTTGCCTATAGTAAAGCGCATTACAACGATATTTGTCAAAGATTTGGTGATTCATCTGTTCTGGATAAATACGAAACTATCTTTATTGATTCCATAACTGTTGCGGGACGCTTGTGTTTGCAATGGTGTAAAACCCAGCCTCAAGCAACTAGCGATAAAACAGGCAAAGAGGATATGCGTACTGCTTATGGCCTGCATGGTCAGGAGATGATTGCCTGGCTAACCCACCTGCAGCATACGAGGGAAAAGAATGTGTGGTTCGTGGGAATCTTAGAGGAAAAGCTCGATGAATTCAACCGCAAGAGCTTTTCCCTGCAGATCGATGGTAACAAGACAGCTAATGAGCTACCCGGCATTGTCGATCAGGTCGTCACTCTATCGGAGATCAAACAAGCAGATGGTAGCAGTTTTAGGGCATTTGTCAACCATACAGCAAATCCTTACGGGTTTCCGGCAAAAGACCGCTCCAATACTCTCGAGATATTGGAGCCGCCTCATTTGGGCGATCTGATGACCAAGATTAAGTCAGGCAAATCAAAGTCCAATTCAGCAACAATTTTAAGCAAAGAACTAACAACTAATAAAGGAGAATAACTATGTCTTTTTACGATTTTAATACAGCAGAACAAATTAACTTTGAAACAATTCCGGCTGGAACTTTAGCCAAAGTAAATATCAAGATAAAACCAGGTGGACACAACGACCATGAGCGCGGCTGGACTGATGGCTATGCCACAAAGAATTGGTCTAGCGGGGCGGTTTACCTTGCCTGTGAGTTCACTATCCTTGAAGGCGAATATGCCGGACGCAGAATCTGGCAGTTGATCGGCCTATACAGCGAAAAGAACGACAATATCTGGGGCGCGATGGGGAGGAGCTTTATCCGTTCGATTCTAAATTCCAACAAAAGCTTGATGGATAAGGATGATTCTTCTTTGGCACAGGAAGCCAGGAAGATCAACAGTTTTGCAGACATTGACGGACTTGAATTTGTCGCAAAAGTCGGCGTGGAAAAGGATAAATGGGGTGATGAGATTAACGTCATTAAAAAGGCAGTAGGTCCTGAGCACAAGGCTTATGACACTATAATGGGACTCGTGATTACTGATAAGCCTGAGTGGGCTTAGCTATGTTTACTGAACATTTAAATCAATTGCTTGATGACGCGCTGCGAGAGGAAAACACCCTCAAACCAAAACGCAACTACTTAGGAGCTTCAAGGCTAGGGGCTGAATGCAGCAGAGCCTTGCAGTACGAGTTTATGGGCAGAGATCCTGCTCATAGCGCTAGAATCTTGCGTGTCTTTGAGACCGGTCACCTATTTGAGGAATTGGTAATTCAATGGTTAAGGCTCGCCGATCTCGAGATTCTCACCAAAGACAAAAACGGTAACCAATTTGCCTTTAGCGCAGCCAGCGGCAGAATCGCAGGTCACATTGATGGAGTAGTTATGGCTGCTCCATCAGCTCTGGGCATGGCATGTCCTGCTTTGTTTGAAGCTAAATCAATGAATAATAAATCATGGCAGGAGACGGCTAAGAGGGGGTTGGTACTATCCAAGCCTCTTTATGCTGCTCAAATAGCTCTCTATCAGGCTTACATGGAAGAAAACTTTCCTGGAATATCACAAAACCCCTGTCTGTTTACCGCTGTCAATAAGGATACGTCAGAAGTGTATCACGAGCTTGTGCCTTTTGATGGAGAACTGGCGCAGAGAATAAGCGATAAGGCTGTGAATATCATCAGGGCTACGGAAGTAGGCGAGCTGCTACCGAAAGGGTTTTCAAGCCCAGATACTTATCAGTGCAAAATATGTTCACACAAAGGGGAATGCTGGAGTGAAAAATGACTGAAATCGACAAAGCGGTGCCGCTAAGAAATGATCTGCAAGCCTATTTTTATGTAGTCTTTAGCTACTTGAATGGTTTTATCCCTCTACGTTCCTTTCCTGAAAAAGGCAACCCTGATAGCAGGCCTATTACCAACGCTTGGGTTACTGCAGATGATCATGTGCTAAGTGAGGCTCTAGCGTTTGCTAATGCTGCAAATTCCAGAAAGGCTGCCTTTTATGTGATACCTGGCACTGTCAGCAACACAGATCAGGCAAGCAGCTCTGATGTTATGGAAATGCAGGTATTACTGATCGACATAGACGAAGGCGATACGGAAAGTAAGCTGCTTGAAATGACTGCAGCAATAGGCGAGCCAACGATGGTTGTGGAGTCTGGGGGTGTAACCAAAGAAGGTCATCCGAAGCTGCATATATATTGGCAGCTAACCGAAGCTGTAAAGGGTGAAGACTTGCAAGTGCTGTTAAGTTTACGCCACAAAATAGCTCTAGCATTCGGAGGTGACACCCACTTTAAGTCCGCTCATCAGCCTATCAGAGTAGCTGGCTCTGTTTACCACAAAGGCGGTAATGCTAGGTTAGTAAAGATCAGATCATATAGCCGCATGGAATATAACCTACAGGAGCTTGTAGAGAGTTTGGGCTATCTCCCTACGTCAAATGATACCAACCTCTCAGGAGGCTCTGAGGTAGTAAATAACGCCGGTACCACTATTACATCTTTAAATGACAAACTTCCCATTGATGAAATCTTTACCAATAAAATCCATGAAGGCGGAAACGGAGAATGTAGCCGATTTGCCAACTTGCAGCGTATAACCGGCTATTGGCTACGTAGGTATCACGATGGCTTGGTTACGCAGGAAAAAGCTCTGGAAGAGATTATTGCCTACAACGAAGCTAACGTAGTTCCTCCATGGCCAATTGAACGCCTCAAGCCTATGGTATCTGCCTTATGGAAGAAACATGTGCAGGAGCATGGGGAAGCTAGGAAAGTGGATAAAGCTAGCACTAAAATGCCTATAGTAAAAAGCTTTTCACTTGATGCTTTTTTAGGTGATACAAGCAAATTACCGGAAGATATTATTGCCCCACGCGTATTAACGCCTGGTGGGATATTTGTATTTGGCGGAGCTCCAAAAGTAGGCAAGAGTGATTTTTTACTGTCTCTATTTGTACATATGGCTGCAGGTAAGGAGTTTCTCGGGTTTGTTCCCCCAAGACCTCTGAAAATCTTCTATTTCCAGGCAGGGATCGGTTATCACTATTTGCGGGAACGGTTGCAGAATATGCAATTGCCGGAGAATCTAACTGCACTTGCTAAGGATAATCTCTACATTACACCAAATAGTAAAATGCTATTAAATGAAATGGGGATAGAAGCCGTAGCTGAGCATATCCGAGAGGTCTTCCCAAGCAAGCCTGATATCATCGCCGTTGACCCTATAAGAAACGTCTTTGATGGAGGCAGAAGCGGTGCTACCGAGAATGAAAATGACGCTATGATGTTTTTCTTGCAAAAGAGGATAGAACTACTTCGAGACAAGATTAATCCCGAGGCGGGAATTATTTTAGCTCACCACACAAAGAAAATGAACCGCACTCAGTTTGATGAGGACCCGTTTCAGGCTTTCAGCGGTGCAAGTAGTCTTAGGAGCTATTATACGAGCGGAGCACTGCTTTATAGACCGGAACCTGATAGCGCTGACCGCCATTTAATCTTTGAGCTGCGTAATGGTGGCGAGATACCCGTCAAGATAATAAATAAGCAGAATGGCGTATGGATAGAGGAAAATGCTTTGGATAAGAGAATTGCCCATAAAACCCAAAGCAGACTTTGTGATAGGGAGCGAGAGCGAAGAATAAGGGTGATTGTGCAAATACTTGAGGCAGAGGCTTTAAGGAAAAGATTTTATCTAATGAAGCAATTCGCTGAGAAGTTCCAAAACCGTAAGGATTTGGGAGGCAAGAGAGGTATCTATGATGACTGCTCGGTAGCTGCTACCCAAGGGATAATCAAGTTTTTTGATAATCCGGAAAGTTACGGCTTGCCGCTTATTACCGACCTTAGAAAAGGTTTCGGCTTCATGTGTACTCAGGACATGCAGATGGCTGATCCGATTACCGTTCCTGAAACCGGAGAAGTGCGGGAATGCTTTATCACAATACAACCCACCCATTACAAACGTGATGGGGATGGGGCCAAAGTCAAAATTAGCATGTCTGAAATAAGAGATTTTATGGAGGTAGCAAATGAATGATCCATAAGTGATAAAGGCAAACACATCATTATTTCTATAGAAATTTTTAATAACGAATACAAACAAAAGGGAGTTTTAAATATGAAAAGTGATAGAACATACGAGCAATTACTTATTCTGGACCTAATTGACGCTGAAGCTTTAAGAGGGAGATTTTACACCATGAAAAAATTTGCCGAAAAATTTGCTTACATGAAGTCAAGTGATTACAAGTGGCCTAAAGGAATGGAATTAAGGCATAAAAAATACATCAAAGAACTGGCAGAAAAAGAGTTAGAACGCATGGTAGAAAGCGGAGAGGCTGTAAAAATGGGCATAATAAACGGTGAGGAACAATATTATATTAAGTCTAAGTTTTAAAATATGGGACATAAAAATTTGATTAAAACTAATGCAAAACTCGATGAACTCGATGCAGAAAAAAACTCGATGCAGTTTTTTAGGAAATGCATCGAGTTTATGACCCGAATCTCAGTATTTAATAGCTCTACAGAGCATCAACTCGATGCAGAAAAATGGTCGATGCAGATTTTTTAAAAATGCATCGAGTTAACATGCTGAATGCCAGTACTCAAGCGCTACTGCGGGCGCAAACTCGATGCAGATGCATCGAAAGTATAAAATGCATCGAGTTCATCCCGCCAAAGCCTTATATCGCAAGGGATTGGAGGTATCAACTCGATGCAGAATTTTTCTTTATATATAAATATATAAGCGTGCATCTTAAAATGCACGCCGGTTTAATATATTTTTCCCGCTGCATTTTTAAAACAAGAAATTTAACAACAATCACCAGAGAGGAAAAAATGAACCATGCAAAGAAAATAACAACGGAACCAAACAAAAACGACAAGAGGCCTATAGCAAAATTTTACCGCTGTTGGCTTGAGGATGTATCAAGAGGTTTACCTTTGCAAAACTGCCGTGGAGTTAACCATGAGCAATACAGGGCAGCTGACAGGCTTATCTGCAATTACCAAAGGCTATTTGGTGGAAGCGGTAAAGGCTATGTGGAACTAGCAGCAGAGAAAAACTTCAGCAATACAGGCAAGTTTGATGCACAAGTCCAAGCTATGCATTATCACACCAAGGTATTCGGCAGGCTAAACAAAAAATCCCGTCAGATTATCGAACATTTCTGCCTGAATGAACAGCCACTCTGCAAATTTGAGCAATCTCAAACTCCACAGTGGCCAAAAGGGGCCGGAAGCGTAAGACTGCGTGAAGCGCTGGATGATTTGATTGAGGTCTATTGTCAACTTTAACGAAACATTTTGAATCTGGAACCCGCATGGCATCGTAAAAATATACAACTTTAACGAAAAAAATGTTTTAATTGTTGTACCCAAGGTTATCCTTGTGGTATAATGCAAGCTTAGAATGGGATAGTGCACCCCAAAGGCAAGTTTTAAGGAGGATATATGGCAATTATCAGAGAAGAAAAGAGCAATAGCAGGTTTAAGCAGCTACTGGCGCCAATAGCAATTAATGCCGATAAGGCGGACATTGTGGCGTTAGATGTCACAGGCTTTGACAGCGTAAGTTTTGTGGTAACAGTTGGGGCTGCGGATGGCGGTAATGTGCCTGACGATAATAACCACTTGCAAGTCAAACTGATGCATTCAAATGATAACGTTAACTTTGTAGCCTGCAGAGATGAGGAAGTTTTAGGTAACCTGCCTGGAATGCTTGCTACCGGTACCTTTGCGCATGTTAAAGCTAACCCTGATATTAACACGTCCTTCATAGCCGGATACATAGGGGATAAGAGATACGTCAGGCCTGTTATAACCCGCACTGGCAATGTTGGTAATGGTGTCATTATCGGGATAGCAGCGATGCTACAGGGAACCAAGTACAGGCC